CTATAGCTCTGTTCTTACTGAATCTATTACTGTATATAACACTATAGGCATGATCATTAATATTAGCTTGATTATGTATTTCATTTCTTTTTTGTTGTGCCTTCAATTCGGGTTAAATTGGCTGTGCAGCTATCCTTCATTGAGCCGCCACACATAACAACACCTGACAGCGTTTTATCAGAGATGGCTTCATACTCGTTTGTTTCACGCTGACAGACATCGCAGATAGCAGTTGTTTCCATTTTGGAAACATGTGGTTCGCAAGTGCATTCTTGATCAGCATAGCCACCAAAGCAGTGGGCGCACTTGCCGTACCAAGGAAGAGATTTATCTTCTTTGTTCTCCTCATCCTCAACCTCTCCGTCAATACTAACGAGAAACTCTTTGCTGTCTTGTCCCCAAACCATATCGCACTCGTTATCATAAAGATGTTGTGCTAGATCTTCGTGTTCCTTTGCAAGATATTCCACGATAGATTGTTTTAACTCATCTGCTGTGAGGTAGATGGTTTTAAGTGATGTTGTTTTCATTTATTCTTCTTTTACAGTCCTATAAGCTTCTTGATTCTATCGAATAAAGATGCGCCTTTCTTTTGGATTACGATCTTTCCACGTTTGCTGGTTACAATCACGTCGGAACCATCATCGATTTGGGCATCATTTAGGTGTGCCTCTGCAACGTCTGTCCAGATGTGCTGCCCCGATCCCGTTGTTTTCTTTACTTTACTCTCTGTGATCATTTTATTCTTCATCCTCATCATGATGGCATCGAAACTCTGGATCTCCACATTCGGGGCATTTGAAATCTCTCACCGCTTCTTCTCTTCTATCGCATTTTTCGCAAATGAATACGCCATTATCTTCTCTGATTGGACGCCGGATTCCACAGAAACTACAAGTAGTTACCTCATCATCTTTCTCATCAAATGCTCCGCAATCACAAGCGTGCCAATCTTTATGCCATTTGCATTCTGGTGGGTGCTTATCCCGTCCCGAAGGACATAAATCGCATCCAGAGCCTTGGCATTTTGCACAGTTTAATGGAACATAAAAGCTGGGATGATCAAACTGATACCAACCATCTAAGGTTTTCATTTCCAGATTTAGATCGTCATAGTTCTCAACATAGCCACCATTTGTGATTCCATCAAGTCGGTTTAGGAGATTAATAGATGAGAAACCTGCGAAGTATGCCTTATCTTCTTCTGGATATTCTATTACTTTATTGCCCTCGATGCTTTTGATAATCATATCGTCAAGATCTCTAATCTCTTCGCTTGCTCTGCGATTGAGGGATTTGAGTTTAATGATTTCTTTTTTTAGTTCCCGATTTTGTTCTCGGAGTTTATCAATTTGGATAAATACGGTTTCGTCATTCATTTATCTAACTCTCGCAAGTTATGATTTAAGTTTGCCATTTGCTCTTCTTTGGTTGGCGGCTCCATTCCCAATCGTTCTGCCATTTCTTTGGCCGATTCGGTGTTCCTCTCTCTCGCAGTTTTTGCTGCTTTGGATCTTCCTTTGGATGGGGGTTGAATGCCATCTTCTTTTATTTCGAAGAACCTATCTCGATAATCATCACAAAGTTCAATCACAAATGATTTTCCTGCATTTTCTGGTGCCATTCTGTCTTCGAGCCAGTCAAGCCTATCGCTGCACTCTTTCCAGCAGTGATTCGCCGCTGCGAGTTCTTCTTGCATTTCCAACTTCCACTGGCACCATTCTTCTTGCTTTTTCAGCAAGGCTTTCTTGAGTTCAACTTCCCATTCAAGCTGCTCCTCAAGTTCTTTGATTCTTAGTTCCAAACTATCCTCACTTGTGGTTGGGTGGTTACCTTTTGTATCTTTATTATCGCTCATTTCTCTTCCTTATAGTAATCTGGGTGTTTTATCTGGCATCTATTCCCAGTTAACCTCTCCATCGCTGGTGATAGAAGATGCGCCACTCTTGTCAATGCGATAGCGCCGTTTTCATCGCCGAGTTCTTCACAGAGGGTTTTGGTTCGATTAAGGAACTCAAAGTTGTATCCTCTCTCAAAGAGTTCTTCAAGCTCTTTTACTTTTTGCTCGATTGCTTGTTCATCGTTCATTTCTCTTCTCCGTAATAATCACTACTCCAACAATCCTCTCTATCTCTCACGTCTGGGTTGTTTTCATTTCTTTTTTGTTGTGCCTTCAATTCGGGTTAAATTGGCTATCAATTCTCGCAAGTGCTCCGTTGGTCGAGCAGGATCAATCTTAGTACAGAGTTGCTTAACTGTCGCCCAGCCAATCTTGGGGTCGTTTAATCCTGCTCGCTTCCGCAGAACATTGTCGAGACGCTCAATCACTGTCGGATCAATCTGCCCCTCGCAAAGTGATTGAACCTGTTCCCAGTGACCCAAGCCGGCATAAGTTTTAGTGCCCCACAAGAGCTTATCTTTTTGCTTTTCTAACCATGGCTCAAGATCGCTTCCACGAGCAAAGTAATGCTCGCCCGTGAACTCAAACCCTTCTTCAGTCTTTTGGTATTGAGAGAACACCCAATGAACCTTTCTATACTCATCGAGCTTTGGTAGTGTCAGGTTCCTCGCTGTTGATACCTGCTTCTTTACTACATCAGAAGTCTTCAGTTCAATCTTATGCTCAGTACCATCCACGATTAGTGTAGCGTCTGGAATGTATTTGTTTGACCTTCCTTGTAGCGGTGTTAGATCGAATAGTTTAATCTGTGCATTTTCCCTTGCGTCGTCTTGTGTTGTCCTAATCATTTCTTTTTTGTTGTGCCTTTCAATTCACTCTTCTTGCACGGTCGTGAAGGCATCCGTAGTGTGCTCGTCAAGCTTGATGCCCATCGAGATTCTAAAGGGTGCTTCCAAGTCTGTGTTGAAGTTGTTGGACTCAATGATCACGTCAATGAATTCGTCGTTGATGCCGACGATCTCGCCGATCAATTCCCCTGGCTCAAAACGATGCTCCCCGTAGCATTGAAGATCATCACCGTAAAAGCCGCCATGAGGAGATTTGCGGGCAGAGCTTTGATTCAGAGAAACATATTTATTTCGTCTCCAAGTTCCTGCTCTTCTGGTATATAAACCTGGGCGTCCTCGCTTGGCTAGTTGAGCACCTCCACCTCCCTTATGGAAATGGAAAATAAAAGCGTGCTTCTTTGTTGTTAACTTATCACCGATATTCATTAGTTCTTCTTTCTGTTATTATATAAATTAAGTATCCACAAACCTGCGGCATAATATATTATCATTGAGCCAATGGTAATGATAAATTCTTTCATTCTTATATTCCAAAAAGTTTCATTAGGATTGAGCCGATGGCTAGGACTACAGCAATTGCAGCAGCAATCACTATCCAATCAGGATCATCATCATTATACCACATTAAGAGCTACCTTTGTAGTCTTGCGAGGGACGTTCAGTTCCTTCATAATGATTTGCTTGGGTAGGAAGTTCCAGCAATAATAACTGCTGCTAAACGTAATCTTATTATTATCTCTGCCGTCAGGCGAAACAAACTTCATACGCTTGTCGAACATCAAAAGCTGTAGATCTCTGTCCTTGAACAACTGTTTTGGAGCAGAGTCATTCAACCAAGTGTTGGTCATAATCAAAGCGAATGGCTTGTTGAATGACAGAGCCCGCTCGAAGAACTTCCGCTTGTTGGTGAAGGGCGGATTAGAAACAATCACATCCCACTCCTCAGGCTCGTACTCAAAGAAGTCCTTACCCTCATCAATATGAGAAGCCACTACAGTATTCTGCTTAGAGATCTGCTTTACAAACTCACTGGTCTGGTCATCGAATGGACACCAGACAATTGCACCCTCTGGGATGTATTCAAGGATGGGCTCAACTCCATAGTCAGGAGTATAGCACTCATCGTTGTTACCCTTCGAGTACAGTAGCTTTTTACTATCAATATCTTTATTCATGTGTCCCCTTGATTATTATATCACAGGCTAGATAACCTGTTCACCGTATTCTTGGATCTCTTTCCAAGTTACAGTTGCAGCCAAACGTGGGTCCTTCTGTTGACTCACGGTATCAAACTTCTTTGCAAGCTTCGGTAATAAGATGTCTACAACCTTTTTACCAGACAGTTTCCAGCTTTCAGTAAGCTTTCCGTCCTCGAAACGGTTGTAGTAGTGCTCTGGGTATTTACCGAGCTTTTCTGTAACAAGATATTTCTCTTGTTCCCGCCAGTCTTTTTGGACTGAAATGCCAGTATAAGATCCTTGGCATTTCTTGCCTGTCGTCGATTTGTACTCGACGGGCTGACCTTGTTCGTTGATGCCATCAGCACCAGCGTACATAGTTGGACCAGGCATTTGATGGTTTAAAGAACAAGTTGCATAGATCTCTTTAGCTCTTGCATAAGAGAATGGATCACCCCAGTCCTTCTCCTGGCAGAGATCCCACATTTCTTTGTACAACTCTTGGAACTTTTGCTCTGGTGTCATATGCACCTCCTTCGTGATAATAGTGTACCACGGGTTCTATTCTTGTCCAGTAAAAATATCTTCTAAGTTTTGTTCTAGAGTATTTGCACATTTAATATTTGATTTTAACGCTTTAGCATGAGGGCGAAAATCTTCAACATTAATTTGTTTTTTGTTTCCCGTAACTTCCCTTAGAAGTCTTCGCCTACATGTTTGGATATTATCTTCCATAATATCTACGCCATAAGTTGTCTGAAGCGCCTGGAGCGGGGTTGAGCCGTTCTGAATCTTCCTCTCCAAGACTCTAACCAAGAAGTTTCCATCGCCGCAAGCAGGGTCAATGAATGTTTTCTCTGGATCAGTGAAGACCTCTTGAGGTAGTTTATCTAGCATTTCGTCTACAAGCCATTGTGGTGTAAAGACTTCTCCGAGGGCATCCGAACGTTTTTTGGATTTTATCAAGCTGCTCATCTCCAGAACCCTTCCCTGAAGTGCGTGAACATTCTCCAGTCTGTTTGAAAAGTTGACCACTTTGTAGCCTTGATGATTTCCTGAAAGCCTTCGCTCTTAACAAACTCCACCAACTTGTCACCGTCCTCACGGGAGTCAATCTCGATGCCAAATGCTAATTCAGAAGTCGCATAATTCCCATCGAAGTCGTTAATCGGCTGATGCTGCTTTTCGTTTAACGATAAGATGACTTTGGGCACGCCGAAGTGACCTTTTTCGTCGGTGTTTGAATAAAGAAAGACATTTCCGTCTTTTCTCATTCCGTAGACAACAGGGTGAATGAACGCACCCTCCTGCTTCCTAGAAATATTCGGTTTATCATTGCCATATTTGCTACGACTGTAAACCACTTTGGCAGTTGGTTCGCCTTCTTTCGCCAACAGTTCCTCAATTTCTCCGAACATATAATTTGGTAGCCAACCTTTGTCGTAAAGAGGCATGGTGAGCTTATTCCCAAGCTCGTCCTCAACAAGAGTCCCTACTCCTGGCGATGGTAGACCTTTTTCCACAACAATGCAATCAAATCTGGTGCTGGCTCCAAATACTTCGTTACCCCTCTTCTTTGAATTTATGTTGAGAAATCTTAAAGTGTTCTCTTTTGTAATCAAGTTCATGAGTTCTTTGACATCGCCCTTTTCAGCAGGTTTTCTCCAAGGCGGAGGATTTATAGAACAAACATATCCGTTGTCTCTGACCCACTTTTGGATAGCCGAAATAAGGAATTTGTCCCAAAGAGTTCTACCTCCATGACCCCCCTTTCGACCTTTCTCGTGAACAGGCTTGTTATAAGGCGCATTCATCACTACCACGTCAAATTTCATTTTAATCTCCTCTTCTAAAAGATTATTATAACAAATATTTGGATTAATGTTAGGTTCTTTTAGGTTATATTCTAGTTCCGCAAGGGCTCTTACGAACAGTCTTGGAACCTCGTTTGTGTCGTAGATAAAGACTTGGTTTTCTATAATGTGTTTTAGTCGCTCTTCTGAATCTTCAATGACCTCCGACAAGCCTTCCATTAGACGGTCGATAATCAAGAAATAGAAAGAGCCATTCGCAAAAGCTGGGTCGCAGAAGGTCTTAGTCTTGTCGGACCAAATCTCTTGCGGCAACTTGTCCAGCATTTCATCTGCTAAGAACTTCGGTGTTCCAGGTGAAGCTTCTTTTGTGTTGCAATAGAGGTTTATGACTTCCCAAATTGCAGCACTTCCCTGACCGATTCCGAGCAACTTGTTGCTGGTGTGCTGGATGCAATCTTTCTGCCAGTCTCTGTCAATGATGTTGACATCCAAGAAGTGTTTATATTCTTCTGTCGTAACACCAGTGATGTCTTGAAAAATAGAAGAGTCGCTGGCGAGCAGACTATCCAGGTCAACTGCTCCGAGAACAGTGATTGCAATTGGCAATCTTTTAAGAACAGCCTGAAGTTTTTGTCGTGTTTTCTTAAACTCGTCCTTGTCGCTCTTCGATGTCAATGAACCGACAATCAGCTTCCGCAGCTTTCCTTTTTCTAAATCAGGATTGTCAGCAATGATTCTTTCAATCTTTTTCTTGCCCGAAGCAGAGATGCTAGATAGTGCCGCAAGTGCCTTAGCGTCGTAGCAATCCTTGATGCACCATTCAGAAGCAAACCGAGTTGACATATCCGAAATACTGGTGTTGTAAAAGTCGATAACCTCAGACGGCTTGACTTGAACGAACTTAACTCCAGCCTGAACTAGCACTGGTGCGACCTCAAAGAACTCACCTAGGACAGACTCCATGTCCTGTCCTGCTTCCTTATCCATCATCGATGTAACATAAACCAACTCCAAAGTTCGATGAGGGTCGAAGTCGAAGACGTAGAAGTCCTCTTTATCCCAGTACTCTGATTTATGAGGCGTTGAGGCTCTAAAGTTCATCTGATTGTAAGACTCGGGCGACTTGCCTCCATCGAATAAGAACACCGCTCCGAGTTCTGGAATGGTCACTCCAGTCTCAAACCGCCCGCAAGTGATTGTTACGGTCTTATTGTTTGCTGCAATCTTATTCTTTACTTCTCGAACATTGGTCACTGCGTCACCACCCTGACCTGCTGCCAGGATGACTTCGTAATCATCAAGAACTCGGTTGAGCATGGTATGAAGTGCTCGGGCTGAATCGACAGAGTTTGGAACACGAACAAGAACGTGGTCTAAGTTCCGCTTGTTCACCCCTTTCATTCTCAAAGGTGACTCAAGCTTCACAGACTTGTCTATATGACCTGCGGGGTCGAACACTCGCATCATCAAGTCTTCAACATAGGATTCATTCTCGAATTCGCCGTCTGCTGCTGCGAAAAGCTTTGCAATATGAAAGCCGTCTTCTTCGGTGTAGCCCCCAGCCCGCTGGACTTTTGCCACCTCCTGTGCGACGTCTAGAGAATAGATGTTCATTCTTGGCCCAGGACTGGAACCAAGCTGAGAATCCTTGTAAGTGTAAAAGTAGGAATTCGCTTGATCAAATAGTCCTGCTCTCCAACTCTTGTAAGGTGTCCCAGAGATGTGAATCTGTCGGGCTATCTCAAAGTGAGATAAAATTTCATCAGAGATGTTGGTCTTGGAGCCGTAGTGTTCCTCGTCCACCATAACTAAATCAACATCTAAGTCTAAAATCCAAGTTTTGTCAACGGAAGACTCAGCTTCTAGATACTGAAACGAAGAGAAGAACACGTTCTTTTGCGTGAGGTCAATCTCTTCTCTTGACATGTTCCTTAGATCAATGAAGTTGTAACCCTCAAAGTCAACGTGTTGCTCCAAGTCTTCTCGCCAACTGGTGCAAACTTCTGGCTTCGCAGTGAGGATGAGTGCATTGCTGTACCCAAGAGTCTTCATTGTCTGATAAGCAGTGAATGTTTTTCCAAAGCGCATTACACAAGCGAAGAGGAATCGGTCATAGCCTGCCTCGAAAGAAGCTATGCACTTATCATGGCACTCTTGCTGCTCTTTGCGCATTGCAAAAGAATTAGGGCGAATAGAATTGTGAGTAATCTTATGGTAAGCCTTTTTGACATCCTGTGCGCCGCCAGGAATTTCAAACCACTCTCGTTCATTTCTTACCTTCTCAAACCCAAGCTCTTGCAAAGATTTATGAAGTTCTTTGTCACTGACCTCTGGTGAGACCCACCAATCGACCAGATCCAGTGGCTCTGGATTTCCTGTTTTATCTTGCTGCTTTATTCTTTGCTCAACTGTTTCTTGGGTTGTTTCACCAATTTTATACCAGTTTTTTGTCTTATATGTTTCGGTCGTATAAACATAAATCTTACGGGTCTTGCTCATCGAAGACTCCTCCGCTCTATTACTTTATTATAGTACCTGATTATAGTGATGCGTCAAGTTTTATTTTAGTCTCGGCTATTCTCTTCCGACCTTTTGATTGCCTGTAGGGCAAACTCTCCGAAGATGCCAATCAGTCTAGCGAAGATAAAACCGCCAAAAACTGCACCTAGGATCCACAGTATCACATTGTGTTCAAAGTTATACACCTAGAACTCCTCACAGTGAATCTCAGTTGGATCACAACTGATGGGTGGGTTCCAAAAGTCATAGTAAACTCTCCGCCAGGCATCTTTACCCGATACAGGAGTGCTAGACTCCAAATGAGACATTAGATCCTGATCTCGTGGTACTCCGAAAACAAACTTACACAGGTTAATCCGTCGCTTCACGTCCTCTTTTACCTTGGGGTCTGTCTCTTTGCGATCCGCAAAGACCATCATCATACAGTAGCGATTGAACTCTTCCATCTCTTGGAGTCGAGTATCCAAGCGCTCGCAGCATACCTTAGCTTTGTCAGTGTAGACCTTGGAGTGTAGAGCACAGCCAGATAGGTACATCATTGCGACCAAAAGACTAGCAGCGATACCGAACGCCGTTACCCAGTCAATTAAAGTATAGTTTTTAAAATTCATCTTAATTACCAGTCTTCGTCCAGTTTAAAAAGCGGTACAGTAGGGTCTTCGTCGCCGTCAAGGATCTTCTCCAAAACTAAATGAGATTCTTGGTCACCATAGTCTTCAGTTGCGACGTTCTCGAAAGGAGCAAACTCCTCCCAAACACTTCGCAGCCCAAAAGGACCTTCAGTGTCTAGATCTTCCATCTTATCCCGAATATCTTCGCACAAAGCTCGCATCTGCCTGGGTGAAGCACCTTCACGATCAGCTTTGATGATCGCACGGACTTCAGGTCGTAGCTCTGGGTAGCGTTGAGTATCAATCACAAATGATTCAAACTCACGGGTAACATTTACATTATCTACAGCGTGTACTCTAATTTTCATTTTATTGTCCGGTCTTTCTGATATTCTCTAGATGGCGGTCAAGATACCACTTGGCTTTCTCAAGGTCCTGAATTTCATCACCCTTGTGGGGTGAGCGTAGCATATACTTAATGACGTTGCCGACATTGAAGTTTAGGTCCCAGCTTTCAATTACGTCGATAGCTTCAAGACCTTCATTGTAGTGTTTAGGGTGATCTACATTGTTATTCATTTTATTCTCCTTCGGGGACGAGGTAGAGTTCCTCGCACTCTTTGTTAAATTCTTCGATTGGTCCCCATAAGAGGCGATCCAACTCATCCACTTCATCATTCTCATACATTCTCCCCACAGTCTCTGACTCTAGCTGAACTAGGTTGCGATCTTGGAGGAGGTCCCTGTCGATCACAGCGACAGCATCTACGTTTGTTTCATCACGAGTGATGGTAGCCATAGTCATTAGTCGGTTTGTGAAAAACTCTGTACAACTCGCAGCACGCAACCAACCAACTGGACCATTCCATTTGGTCTGGCAAGAGAACGATAGCTGCTGATTCCACGGATCATATTCAAGATCATCTAGTTCAATGTGGCTGACTTCACCCCACTCTTTTCTGTGAGGAACTACATCTTCAAAGAAATCTGAGTCGTGGATATTCGTTCCACGCTCCAATCCCTCAAACTCAGCCTGAGTATAATCATATACGGTGATGTAGCTACGAGTTCCACTGTGCATCTTATTCTCCTCTTTCTTGTTGCTAGTATATCATCAAACTACCAGGGGTTAAAGCCCTAGTCGTTAATAATCCAACATGCTGTTTTCCAATCAATATGGTTGTGCTGCTGATGGACAACCGCCTCATAAGGCTGAAGTAGTTTTCTTGTCTCGATCCAATCATTCTGCCCGCAGTAAGGAATAGTATCCTGAAGCCAGTTATCGATAATCAGTGTGCCTCCCTTTTTTAAACTCTTTAGGGCTACGGCTGTACAAGAGTCTCGCCAAGCACAGGGATCGCCATCAATAACAATACAGTCAAAAAGGTTGTCGCCCGGCTCACACAAACCTAGTGGGTACTCAACAAACTCTTTTTCATCACTAACCAAGGTCAAACCCATTTGCTGTGACCATTTTGGGCTAGAGTCAATGGTTATACACTCTCTGACCTTATCTCGCCACCACAGAGTTGAGAAGCCGCCACCATATTCAAACACTCTCCAGTCACTTATGTCCCAGCCGCTTAACATGTCTAGAAAGCCGTGGGTGTAGTATGGGAAAGTTAACCCGTTAGACTCGTCTTTAATCTGCCATTCATTTAGATTCATCTTTTTCTCCATACTGTTGTCCAAGGAGTGTGCTCAGTATAATCAGTTTTTTCCCAGGAGTCATCTAAATTTACTAAGTCCCAGCGGTAACTTGCAGTTTCCGTATCGTGGCTTACAATTATATTAGTATAACTTGCTGCGGTATTGATAGCATCCCAGCGACTACTGCCGTGACCATCTACAAAGATTAGATCGAAGTTTTCGCCTAGGTTTCTGAGGTGTTCTATAGCCTCAGATGGACCTATCATACACTCAACCTCTACATTATCACAGGCTGCAAACTCTTGCTGGACCCTCTGGTGCCAGCTTTCATCTTGCATCTCGCACGCAATAACTTTTTGTGCTTTTTCAGAAAAAAGCTTCGTACTGTAAAGACCAGTACCAAATTCAAATACCTTATTAATTTTATTGTTCTTAAGAAGATCTTCCAAAATGGGAAGATGAGTAGAGTATGCATCCATATATGTTTTCCTTTTTATAGGGTGGTTGTTAGGTTTTTATTTTTATTAAATTGAGTTATTTTCTCAAGGATAACTGAGGCATAACTGGGGTCTTTGCATCCATGGATCATATGAAAAGAGATCTTCTTATTTTCATAGCCGTGAATAGACAGGACATCACCTTCCCCAATATATGTCTTGTAAGACTCAAAATAAGGGTCATAGATATCTGTATAATAGTCTGTAAGTCCATACTTCCACAGCATAACATTAAGCAATGACTCATCCCAGTTTGGCGCATGAACGGTCAGTCTTTTAGAAATATTGTAGCACTCCTCAAGAAAGGGAAGACAGCTTCTATTAACAATCATATGTGCGTGTACATATGGCTGTGTCCTCTTGTTGACGCCAAGCTGGGTCATAAGGTTGCCCTGGTTCATAACATTGTCCGGATGGACTGGGGACAGTGGAAATTTATCTATTCTTTCGCAGCGATCAAACAATTCATCAACATTATAGTTAACAATGTCATCACTCTCAACATAAATTAGTTCATCAAAGCCTTCATCTCGCAATGCGTGAATGAGAATATTAAACTTTTGATAAAATATTTGTCCTCCTGAATACTCTACATCAATCCGCCGTAATATTACATGATCATAGTCTTCACCAAACTGTACGTCCGAATTAATTCCGTAGACAACAATTGGGTATTTCGAGAACTGCCCAACGCTCCTAACTGCTACCTCTAGTAGGGGAAAATAATTTGGTGTTGCGAATGTTACAAATGCTCTCTTCATTTGAGTTCTATCCCTATTCTTACTTACATTCACTTGTTAGTAATTGCGCAATTTTATCAATCGAAGATCTGTACTGATGGTAGGGTCGCAATGAATGACAATCAACAAAGCTCTCCAACTCCTGAAGAGATCCAACAGAGACCCAATTTGAGCGGTCAAGTCTTTCCGACGAGTCTGGAGCCAGCCGCTGGAAAAAATGCAAGTCGGTACCTTGGTATTCCTCTATACGCTTAGTGCAATATGATTCTTCACGTCCCCATCTCTCAAATCCCATGTGTCGAAAACAAGCCCCGTCAGAGTTATAAACTTCTCTAAGAGACTTTTCATATGAGTCGCCAAGCTGTAAAACTTTCTTAAACATTGATCCTTTAGCCACATGATAGCATACCGGGATAGGACGATGTTTACCAAACAAGTGTACGTACTTGTCGTCATCGACAGGTACCAACTGTTCAACAAATACAGACTTAGAAATGGGCAGCATCTCGATATCACTCACGATATGAACCTCATCTGGGCTTAGTGTTGTAAACCAAAACCTAGCCCACTGCGCCTGGAAATAGGTAGGAATATCTGAAACAGGGGTAATCTTAATAACCTTTCCAAATGTATCGTCCATCTCTTTTTCGCCGCAATATATTAACACAGGATCGATGTTGAACCTCTTCTTCCAGATCATAGAACTTATTGCCCAAAAATCGGAGTAAAGCGGATTATCATCAACCGCCATGATTGCCTTACTAATCTTCATTAGCAAGCCAGCCCTGGATAGAGATCGTGGGCTTCCAGTCCATCATGCTATTGATCTTTCGGGCATCAGCTAGGGTCACACGAGATTCTCCTAGGCGCTCAGGAATATGGACTACTTCATCGCCAATCAAACTTGCTAGCTCCAAGACAGATATGTTTGTCCCTGTACCAACATTAAAAGTCTCCCCAAAAATCTCACTATTGACCGAGGTCATAGCGAGAAAATTAGCATTAGCCACATCTTTTACGTAGGTAAAGTCTCTTTTCTGCCCACCATCACCCACAATTGTCATTGGCTCACCAGCGGCGACCTGTCGTTGAAAAATACCAACAACTGGAGCATATTGCCCCTTAAGAGGTTGTCGCTCACCGTAAACATTAAAGTAGCGGAGGATAACCGTGTTCAAGCCGAACAGATTAGTATACATTTTGCACAACTCTTCGCCCGCAACCTTGGTTACAGAGTAAGGGTTAAGGCAGTCATTAGGCATGTCCTCTCGCAGCGGAGGAGTATTCTTCCGACCATATGCTGATGAGGTGCTAGAATAGATAACCCTATCGATGCCGTGAGTCCTGGCTGCCTGGAGAACATTGCACGTACCTAGAACATTAACAGATGCAGCACGGGAGGGGTTTTTAATCGCCGGCTGAATCCTAGCTTCAGCCGCAAAGTGGAACACGCCGGTCACCCCCTCAAACAAAGGAGCCAAAGATTCATAGTCAGTAATATCGACTTTGTAATTCTCCGCACGCTTATCCCAGAAGAACTCTTCGTTGCTGTCTGCTGACTCATCATCTACAACAACAACTTGATGCCCCTCATCAAGAAGTCTCTCAACTAGGTGACTACCAATAAAACCAGCCCCGCCTGTAACTAAGTACCTTGTCATAATGTTCCTTCAAACCCTTTCTTAATATTAATCCCGAACAACTAGTTCGACATCAGTAGTGTCGGTGTCCATCTCAATCCACACTCTCGCTCCACAACTCAGTGGCTTGTGCGGACTATAGATGACCCTTCCTAATTCTACACCATCTTTTGTTTTGATTATAGCCTCGTGGGCATAATTATTTTCTTTATATGTTTTTACCGTCAATACTGGCTCGTCAGTGCCGTGCTTTGTGTTGCGCTTGATGACGTGCTGATTGACGTGGATGATCTTTTTCATTGTATTACCTCAGTGCTGTGACGATTACTAATGTATTTATGATATACATCGCCGTAAAGTAAAGGAGAAGGGTTCCATCGCTCCAACTGCGGACCCAATCATCAAACTTCTTTTTCATTATGCGTTCCCAAGCTTGTGCCATCCCCGACGGCGTTCAAAATCATTATGAAGGAAAGAATCCCAAAAGTCATCGTTATCCATAAGCTGATCATAGCTCCCTGGTGAGAGCTTTTCATGCTCCTTCCAGATCATAGAATATGCTTCGATACGTGCGATAAGTAGTTCATTTTCCATAGCTTTTCTCCTTAGCCGTGCATGCTTCGTAATTCAGGGGCAACCTCAAGGACGATCTTCTTTACCTCTCGTCCAAACTTCTTGTCTAGGAACTTCTCACCCCAGATGTGAACCGACTTCTCTACGGGGAACTTGTTGTCTCCCTCGTAGCCGTTAAGGTTCACGCTGGAGCCAAGAACAGGACCGATGAGCGAGTAGTTATCGCTGTTCATCCCGTGATAGTACTCGGTCTGCTGCTCAAAGTTGCGGGGCACCTGTACATTACTGACTTCACCGCTAGGTTTACGCATCTTGAGAACGTTGCCTCGGAAGATCCAAGTCTCAAGCCCTCGCTCAAGACCGTGGTCAATATCTTCGTCTTGCTTACCGATCTCGCTCCAGTTGATGGCTTGGATGAAGCCAACTTGGTTGGTATACTCACGGGTGTTGTAGTCCCACACTCTGTACTGAACCAGAGCACCGGGAACAATCCCAGACTTTTCAAAGGTATGGCGAGCAACTCGGTGAGCCAGAGCTTTCATTGCTCGGCAATCACGCTTATGCTTCTCAAGCTTTTCGCACTTGCGACGGTTGTGACCAGGCTTACCGCAAAAGCCGCAGCGGCGGTTGCTCTTCACGCCGTTCTCTTTGTTCCAACGCTTTTGGGCTTCACGCTCTTCAACCTCTTGCCACCACCAAGCCTGGCGGCTGCCGGTGTAGTCATCAGGAGCTACATCATATAGCTCATGAACATCTTTGACGCCATGACTATTTGCAGCCATTTCGTTCAGAGCATCTACCCAAGAGTAGACAGGCCTGGAAGGATCGGCTTCAATACCGTACTTCTCCAGACGTGCTTTAATGGCAGCGTGAGCTTCCTTGATAGTGGGGCAACTCCGACGATTGTGACCATATTGACCACAAACCTGGCATTGATTCTTACGACCCGTCCAACCCATAACATTATCTCCCTTACAACGGGCAGTGATAAGTCAAGCCTTGCTTCAGTTCTATCTCAACCATACAACTTACAATGTAATTATTATTCCTTGCTCCCGTTGAGGTGCAAATATAAATAGCAGTATCCATTTTGGCTCCTATTTTACTTTTGGGATGCCTCCAAAATCAAACATCATATTATAATACCAGTCATCAAAAGTGTTCGACTTGGTACGCTTGCGTTTGGTTGGGGTCCATTTCATTTGACGGAGAACTTCACGTAAAACTCGTGGATCAGTCCTCTTTAGATAATTTGTTATTTGATTGGCGTGCCGTTGAACCTGGCGGCTATCCATATAGGGACGCTTACCGTGATTAGGGGCGGCTAAACTAGTCGCTAAAAGCGTAGCTAGAACGATTTTAATCATAATTAACCTTCTTTGGGTCTAGGTTGTTAAGCTCTTCTTCGGTCATGTCTTCGGCGATCAGATCGTAGATAGAAACAGCGTCTTCTTTTTGAGCGTGTCGTCTTCCACTGAAAATATGGTGAACCATTGAAGGGGACACCTTATAAATATAATGAGTCTGTTCCTGAAACCACTTCGCAGTCTTACGAACAGATTGCTTACCCTTTTGGGAGCGGATCATCTCAACGTGACGCTTGGTTAGCTTATAGGTTTTCTTTTTTGCCCTGATTCTATCCTTGCGGGGCTTTGTCTTCTTCTCTTCAGCCATTTTTCCTAGCCTTTCGTTGCTTGTAGAGAGCCATCACTGCCGTGGAGAGGTTACCGATGAAGATATGCCCACAGATGACCAGAGTAGCCAGACGGTCTCCGTTGACGATATACATATAAAGTCCTGAAATTGCTCCAATACAAAAGAATGTAAATTGAGCAGGGACATTGATTGCGTCAGCCTTGGGCGATCGCCAGACAGTCAGCAATGCGGGTATGTATATAAAGAATACAAGAGATTGAGAGCCAGCGTAAAGATATGTTAAGAACTGATCCATCTGTTAATCATTCCCGTAGACATAAGAGCAGACTCTCATTCCCTCGCTAACTTCACGGCGGATGTTAGCATCATCAAAGTGTCTTGCTCCAGCGTAGGCGATAGCCATACACAAGATACGAAACTTATTCATCTGATCTTCTCTTGCATCAAGCACTGCCTGGCAAGAGTCTTCGCACTGCTTAGGAACTGGTCTGAGATGCGGAGTAGTGCAACTCAAGGAAACCAGGGCTAATATCATTAAAACTCTAAGCACAACCATAAACTTTCACAATAAATAAAATAAAGGCAACTATAAAAAGAAGATCCAAAGAGTCAAATCGCATTAGACGGTCTCTTTGATTAGCCTTCCAGGGGCGTAGAATATAAATTCTCCTCTAGCAATCTCGCCAATCCCCATAAATTCATCATACCTAAGAAGCAATCCAGTCTTCCACTCTTCTTGACCATCAAAAGTCTTGAACATCACTATTTTTCCGGGTTCCATCTTCAGGTTCCCCCACAAGTTTAAAGTATTTTTTGGCTAAAACATATTTTATAAACATAACGTCTTGACCTATTTGTACTTTATAACCTAGCGGTTGATCTAGCCGATTCCTTAAAACTTTGACGATTAACCCCACCTTTGATTCAAGGGAATAAAAATAATCATAAAAGTCTGGGGGAATAGCTGTTGGAACATACTCCCGGACTCCTCCTCCCATACCTCCTCGATCTTTGTGGGGAGTGCAAACACTCCAACCATTGTCGTTAACGAACCTTACAAGTTCGCCCTCTTTATAATTAGTCTTCACCTTCTAGTTTCTGGGAAAGCAGGAAGCCTTTTACCAGCCCAGAGAAGCTACTCAACTGGTCGCTCATCTCACGAGAAAGAGCAGCAGTCTCTTCTAGAACTTCAGGATCTAGTGCATCTTCTACGGCTCGGTTGTACCCAACCTGAATCAACTCCTCCACAAACCGTTGAGTTTCGTGGGAAAGATCTGCATAGTGACGGGGAAACTTAAGAAGTTCCTTCGTGATATCATCGATCTGATCTTCATAAATCTGTTGGAAATTAATATTCACTTGCCTTGCCCCCGATACTTCTTGCGGTACCCTTTACTTACAGTATTCTTATCCGATCCCTTCCCAGGGAACTTTGAGTACTTGCCGTTACCTTGACGAGTCTTCTTGGGACTCTTAGCCTTGAGGGCAACCTTATTACCTTGTCTTCTAGCCATGATTGGCTCCTTTCTTATTTCTTATTATAAAGGACAGCGTGCCCTTCGTTTAGTAATAAATCATTTAAATTTTTGCTAACAGGTCCATCGAGCATAAAGATCTCCGCAATGTACCTGCCGTACTTCCCCCGCTTATCCTTTTCAGTCTTTACGAGTATTTTTTCGCCAACAGGAATTAATTCGGCAACTCTAGCCTTTGCGAGCTTGCCCTTAGCTTTATGTTCCCCACGGGTTTCCCAGGCATTGATGCGTGAGAAGCGTAGTCGTTCCTTGCGATGGACTCCCATCCCGAGGTCAACCATCACGTCAATGGTGTCGCCATCAACAATCTTTAGAACAGTTGCGTGATATTCAAACATTTTTTTCTTCCAATATCTTTTTCATCTTTGTTACATCCCCAAGGGTTGCTCCACCCTGTTCGATAAGAACATCGAGCAAGTCGAGAACTCTTTGGGTGCCAGGGTGTTGACCGCTGTTGAGTTCTTCTTTTATTTGTTTAAGCAGTTGGGACTTGGTTAGCTTCATTCTTTATATAGGGTTGAATTTCATTATGATACATCCACCACTCTCGACCGCCTACAAAATTAACTAGGAACTGTCGAGGGCGAGCTTGGTCAGGGCGTTGAATAATTATACCAACGGTGCCCATAGGGATGTTCTTGGTCGATGCATCGGCGTGATAAACTGGGTCCCCAGCAGGAAGGGTAGGGATCTCACGACAAGTCATAACGAGAGAGCCTACTTGCATAGGTAGGGATTCTTTAGCTCTCATGTGGTCCTTCGGGTCCAAAATGATTTACTTCTAGCCAGGTGTTGTTCCAGTTAGTTGGCTTTGGAACATCAGAGAACTTCTCGTATTTTGTGCCCGACGATACCAAGCGGCTCAAAACTTCGGGAGACATATCCGACTCCATATGTAGAGTCTTGACGATGCCGGCGAGGCGTAGAGCGTAGGCGATCCATTCGGAACAATACCAGCCGTTCTTGTGCTTGATGTGGAAGGGAACGAGTTGAGAAGCAAGCAGCCCGACCCAATCATACTGTTGCGTTTTTGTTTGTTCATAAAACTTCTCGATAATGTTCAGTTGATGTGGGTTGACCGGCACGCAGATGAAATCCCATTCTTCCTCATTCTCCATAGCGAATGGCTCTCGGTGGATACCCTTCAAGCTAAATGGGAAAATGGTTATTGAGGTTTGATCGGGTAGGATAAGTTCTGCGTGTGAATAGATGCTCTTGGTCCATCGCCTTACAATGGCGTTATGAAGGCGTCCTTCGCCTTTATACAAACCAATACATATATTCACTGCTTTACCCCATACTATATAACTATTCCCGACCTTCTAAAATGTGCAGTATTTTCTGTATTCATTGCGTTTGGCTGCCTTTGTCTGTGTTGCCGGCTTGTTGTTCCGCCGCATACTCCATTAGCTGTGAAAAAATTTTGCGGCGAACTTCGTCACTAAATTGGAACTTTTCTAATATTTCCTGAATCTCTTTCCCGAATTTCTCTTGATCGAAGACGGGGAAAAACTCTTCTGTCATTTTCCAAATACCTCCATAGCTAGATCCTCGGACGCTTGGTCCAACTCGGTGCGAGCCTTTTCTAGTACTTTGCCCAATAAGTGGAGCGTGACCTCTGCCTTGCAGCCGGGTTGGAACTCACGTGAGAACTCCTCTGCTGCGGTGACCCAACCGATTGTGTCTTCGAGTCGTCCGCTCGCTTCCGTGAACGAGGTGAATGTTTTATCCAATAGTCTTCCGGGTCGTGTAGCCATGGCGGCTCCTTTCGTTGTCCCTATTATACTACTTAGCGAAGAAATAGCAAGTTAAAAATCCTGCTAAAAAGAAAACAGGATGCAACATCATATGAATTTGCAACCGTCGATAAACAGTACCCACAACCACAATCATTTCCAAGACCATGCCACGCAAAAAATTTGGGTCCGTGGAATTCATCACCTGTAGGAGATATTTCTCTCCTAACTTCTTCTCATCTAAATCATTGCTCATCTTACTTCTTAAGCCACGCAGGGTCTTTGACCTTTGCAGCACCTTTCCTAATCTTGAGTAAGCGAGCAACAGGTGGAATGTTCATCCACTCTAGGTCATAGCAACCTTCGAAGTCTCCCGTTTGTGTAGGGACACAACCAAGCTTAATCAGCTTCTTGTTTAGGTATGTAAATTGACGTTGGCTTTCACGGGTCACGTAGACTCCGATAGTGCCGTCCTTGAAGTTGCAGAAGAAATGGTCTTCGGCGAACTTACCGATGGCTTTAGCGATCGGCAATCCATCTCCGGCTTCCTTTAGGCGTAGTCGGTTGTTACGACAGAAAATCTTAAAGTTCTCTGTTTGCTTTTGAAAATCCATTTTATTTCCTTTCAAGAAATACCTTTTTTATTGTTCCGCTCTTTTAAATCTCGGGCAAACCAAGCAAGCGGGCGATCATTGCAGACAATTTCTTTCTCATAAATTGGGTTGCCCTCTGCAAGGGGTTTGTAAAAGTTGACCCATATACTCCACTCTTCTTCACAGATTTGCTCCATCATTCTTTCATTTAGTTGGTGGTTTACTTTGCTTAAGGACGCTGAATCTGTTGCACAGGACAGCAAGAATTGGCTTCTTTTATTAACTCTCAAATGCTACCTCGTATACATATCGGCGATGTCTGCCGCCCAGGCGTCTGGTTTAATAAGGACAGGATAACCCATCCCCTTGATCATACCCATTATAGCATCAGCTACACGATTACTTAAGTTTTCTTTATCAGGATTTACGTCTGCGTGGATAGTTGGGACAAGAGCGCTGACCTCCTTAACCTCTTCGGCAATCTCTAGCGATACTACAGTCTCGTGCAATAGTCGCTCCAACACGTTGCTGAAGAAGTTGATGCTTCTCTTTTGATAAAAGACAACAGCACCCTTGCTTTGCTCTCGGAAACATATGGTCGTGATTAGAGTAGTAGAGTCGTTATAGGGCTTGGTGTCTGTCCCGATGTGCATCGTGTATTTCTTTTGGGAAGAGTACTTTTTTATTTCGTCCCGTATATCCCCGACTTCAGTGCCGTTAAGAGTACGCCATCGTGATTCGTCTAGGGGCTTCACTTATCTTTGACCAGCGAATTGGCGGCGGTCATAGCACCGAGCAAGGCAAGGAAGGCAAACCCAACAGCAGTGTTCCACACAACTTGAACACCTTTATTAATCATTTCTTTTACGCCAAAACCGATGAGACCTGGGGAGGTTTAAGTGGATAGCCCGTTCCAATAGATTAGCTAGCTCAAAAGCCATCTCGTCTTTGGTCATTGTGTCTTTGCGAGTAATTGCACAAAGCAGTTCGCCAACCTCTTCATCACAAACTACTTTAAAACTTAGAGTTTCAGCCAACTCATTATGTTCAACGTCCCAGACGTTTACAAGCTTGTTACTCATCTTCCATTCCTTTCAATAATTCTTTTGCTTCCCGAAGTCGAAGCCACATATAAATGAAAGCCCCAACGTACCCGAAAGTAAATCCTGTAATAGTTCCCATATAAAAATCAAAGGCAGTGCAAGCTACTAGAAAACATAGCGAGAAATAATAAAATGCTAAATACTTTAGTTGCTTATTAGGGATATTCCACATTCTCTTAAATCCTCCACTGCTTCATCGGCGTTGTCCGATAGTAACGATAAAGTTTCTACCTGCTTCTTAGTAAGTATAACAAGCTCACCATCATCTGTCAAGTTTTCTAGGTTTATCTCGCTAGTCATATAGGTTAGCTGGTTCATCAGGGCGACGACAGCGTTGCTATATTCTACCGCATCTGGTATCTGATATTCCTCAACTGGATACTCGATAAGACTGCAAAGAAACTCAAGGTCTTCGCCAACAGTCCTTATACCATTCATCAGGTTGTCTAGCCTCATCCCGTACTGTTCTTTCATTGTTTCTTTTGTGCCCAGCTTTTGTGACCCTTGAGGAATTGCTGCCGCTTTCGATGAACACGGCGAGCATAAGTCGCAATCTTGTCTATGTTCTTGGACTTCATCCACGCTGGTCCACCGTTGTAGCAAGCGTAAAGATTAATCCCCCGACAGGTTTTATATAGTCGCATCTCACGCAGTACCATAACCGCCGCCAGAGTAGCGTGTTCTGGGTTGTCCATATCTTCTACGAACTGTTTGTAGGAAGTATATTTCCATATTTTCTTGCCCCAGAACCGCCAGTTAATCTGGAAGATGCCGACATCACCAGTGTGCGAAGTCTTTCCCTGCTGGATGCGTGACTCATGCCATGCAATAGCTAGCAACGTATGGGGATCCTCCCCTAGTTTATGTGCCTCATCAATAACCTGGCGAGCGATTTTCTTCTGCGAACTATCAAAATAGATAGGCATACTGTGGCTCGACGCCATCAAAGTTAAAGCTACACTTATAAACTCTATCATTCGAAGTCGATATCCACATCAATCTTGATAGACATTTTAGGAACTCGTAAATGATTTACTAGCCCGTGACGTTTTGCCTCGGTTCCATCCATAAACCAGTCGGCGTGTTTCTTGTTGAATACTTTCTTCTTAAAGTAGTCGTCTTTCTTCCCGCAGTTACGAGCCATCATCGTAAAGATCTTCTCGTCTAGGCGGTCAGCTTCAGCAACATCTGCCTTAAGCTCTTCGATCTTCCCACGACCACCACTGCTTACGTCGTGAATCATGACAGTAGCGTCAGGGTCAGCGAATCTCATACCCTGTTCACCGAAGGAAAGAAGAACAGCACCGCAAGACATAGCCTTGCCTTCTACGATAGTTGCAACTGGAATCTCGGAGGACTTGATTGCGGAGATCATAGACATCAAAGAATAAACCTGTCCGCCGTATGAGTCAATTATCACAGGGACAACCTTTTGTCCCGTGCTCTGGGCAGCAGCCATCTTGTTGTTGAAGTCTTGAGCAGCCTTCTCATCAAACTTATTAACACGAATAATAACTGGTTGGTGCTTCAACTCAAAATCTTTAAGAAGAGGAGAGAACTCTGTTTTCCATAGCATATTGTTTTATCCTTTTAGTAATTGTTTGCCGTTGCTCAAGTATTCCTTGAGGTCAGTGAACCCACCGATGAACTTTTCTTGTCCTTCTGTGATCTCTACAACAACTGGAACGGTTCGCCAGTTGTATGTACTTTGTATCTCATTGAGTAGTTCTGGCTGTTTGTCCAAACCGTATAACTCAAATTCTTTTTTACTTTCCGTTAAAAGCTGAACTGCTGCATGGCAGTATGGGCAATTAGATTTTGTATATAATCTAAACTTCATTCAAAACCTCCAATTGTATCGGGTGTACCTGTTCATAAATAGTTTCCGCAAAGCTAACTCGGTAAAGTTCTCTGCCTGAATGTGGTGAAATATTACGAGAGCGTCCCAACACAATGCCCACAGGGTGTTTAGCTAGGGGCTCTTCTTCACACCAATCCCTGAAGCCCTGGAACAAATCAAGCAGGGCTTTGTCGGTAGTGATGTAGTCTCTGCCGGATAGGTAAGAGATCAGATCACCCCTCTTGTTGTTAAGGGCACTCTCATCACAATACAAGCCAGACAGTTCTGATATCTTTTCCTTTAGCTTATCAATCTTTGGTATAAAGAATCCCATACGGGGCTGAACCAAGGTGCCTGGTCGGTAAGGAGTATAGCTAGCAATGTATTCAGCGAACTCGTCGAGGGAACTCCAGTTGTACTCGTCGCTCCGCTTCATTATCTTGAGACATTCTCTACAATTAAAGACTGAAGAAAAAGAGGAAAATACTTTATTATAGTTCCGAAAGAAGGAGTTGTTATTGATAAATATATTCCCAGGTATTACGAGAACGTCTCTCTCCGTAACTATAAACCTCTTCTTGCCTTTGCCGATCGTGAAAGATAGCCGTCTTAAGCTATCTTTATTTATTCCTTCGTACCGCAGATTCTTACACCAAACAAATCTTCCGTTGCGTAGCAAGGTTTTGTTGGTGCTATCCTCTCCTGCCGACTGAAGAAACACAAGGCGGACAGCACCAGGCGTGCTCTTCTTTGCATAGTTATAACGACGAGCGGCGAGCCGCTCAAAATACTGGTTGTCTCCGCCGTCGAGGAGGGACTTTTCCCTAGCACAGAAATGATCTGCGAGGTCATACCAAGCTTTGGTGGTCATAAGTTACTTTAGAATTTTCTGCATCTCTTGAAAGGAAGAGACTACAATGAGTTCAGATGAGCGGAATGTGTTACCATCAACAATTACTCGTGAAAAGAGGCTGTCTTCGAGACCTTCTTTAGCGAGCATCTCCGTCTCCACTGAAGAGGTGAATTCGTGAGGGACGATTCGAACGACGAAATCTTTGTTAAGCAAGCAATCCCGTGTGCTAAACTTCTTCTTTGTGCGGATCTGCAAAGAGCCGTCTGGCTTTTCTACAGAGTTCTTTACTACCTCTTCGTATAATTCTACTACTTTAATCACTGGACAAAACCTCCATTGTATCGATTGTCCTGACATACCACTCGTTACCAAGTACATGGACCCTGTGGTATATGTTTTCGTTATTTACGTTTGGGTCGGTGACGACGCCCAAACAAGGCTCATCAACACTAATCCACTTCTTTACCTCAAAGTTATCAATGAGTGTAATATTGGATGGAAGATAAACTAGATCACCCTTCTTGGGTCTGTAGCTCATCGGTAGATTCCTCTTCTTGTGCTGACTCATTCAGCCTATCCACAAAAGAACCAAACTCATTCATTGCTCCAAGGGTTGATTGTAGCTCTTTAATATTTCGAACCATTTCGCCTGCACTTAGCTTAGGAGCTTCGGTGCGAGGCGTTGCCTGCACAGGAGTTGTTGCTGGTGCTTCTTGCGGCAACATAGTCTGGAATTTAGCCTGCTCAAAAGAAGTGAGCATATCCCTATACTGTAGTAACTGTGAAGTTGTTTCCTGTAGAAGATCTAATGCTTCTGTGACTTCTTGCAACAGTGGTCCGTGACCTAGGTTGTCTAAAATATTAGCAGTGACGTGTAGGGTCGCAGCCTCTTGGGACACGAGTGTCGCCATAGTATCTTCAACCCTATCAAGATCGATATCAAAATTAATCGTTGCTCGCATTTACGAGTCCTCCTTTTTATCATTATACATCATCATTTGATGTTTATTAAGTTATTTCTTTTTCTTCTTTGCCGCAGCTTTCAAGCAGCGGTCTTGAAGCTTAACGTTCTCGCCATTTACAAGGATGGTTGAAGAAGCGTAGAGCCCCTTGGCGTGGTTAGCAACCACTAGACCCATCTGGTCGTGAAGCTTAGGATTACTAACCAAGTTGAAGTTCGCACGTACCTTGCACAAAGAGCCAACAGGGAAGGCAGGCGGTTCAGTCGCAGCCTTGATAGCCTTCTGGGCATACTTGTTTTTGGTCATAGCATTGAATTGCTTTTCAGTAGGAACGAAGTTCTCATCGGAGCCAATCTTGAGAGAGAGGTCACGGAAGTACATCGTTGTGATGTAGTAGTTTGCTACGATGAGAGCGGTGGGGCGGTGCTCTGCCTTGTAGGACATTTCCCACTGCTGGCGTTTCAGCACAGATGCCGGGGAGTAACGCTGTTCCATACGGTCAAGGCACTCAATCTGCTTAGGGGAAAGTTTGCCCTGGTCTTTGAGTTGTGCATCCATGGATTCTGCGAACTTACGGTCGCCATCCTTGAGGTCTTTAGCCATCAAAGCTTCGAAGCGAGCTTCGCCGTTAGGAACTTCTACACGCTCGGAGCGTTGTTGTTTAGGATACATTTGATGCCAGTAGCTCATATCTCTTCTCCCTACATATGTATAATATCATAGGGACCGAGTGTGTCAAGCTTTTATTTAAACTTTATAATCCCAGATCCAAGCCCAGCGTTCTCGGCGGTTGGTATAGAATTCTGATGAAGCTTTGTGATAGGCTTCCTGTTCTGCTCGGATACTGTGGTAGGCTATTTTGCCGTGTCTATATTTTATATATCCCTTCAAATAGTCCCAGTAATAAAGGATCACAAAGCCAATTAGAAAAGTCTCAAGCATTTGCTGGAAGTGTATGTACTCGTGTCTCTTTGTTTCTTCACTGATTGTTCCACGACTGAACACTAGGAAGAATAAAGTGATGGCTCCAATGTTGATCGGGGCAACTTTAGATAACCACACGGGTATCCTGCTATTCTCAATGTATATTGGCTTCCAATTTCTCATCTTATTCTCCCCAGTCTTCCCACATCCAGCGGGTTTCTATGTGTCTTTTTATTTTTCTTTCCGCTTCTTTGAGCTTGATGCGATAGTAAACTGTGGGAATAGAAAAAACAATTGCTGTAATTATATACCCAATCATTTCATCATCAAGTCCATAAAGTGCTTAACCCACATACCACCAGCAGCAGTAGCGATGAGCCAGATGACTCGCTGAGCACCCTGCTTCCAATCCTGAAGCTTGGCAAACTCAATCTGCATCTTCTCGAAGTCTTCCAGGTCTTTGTCGGCTTTCTTCTTCCAAAGCTGAAGCTCCTTCGCAAACTCAAGGGCTGGCTTGGTCTCCTGGACATATGCCGCACGGACCTTAGATTCAGACTCAAGTTCTTTAACACGACTGAAAAGACCAGAGTCAGGTTCATAAAGATTTTGTTTAACTCCACGAACCCCGTCTAGGATATCGTTTTGTGTGTCCTTGATATGCTCAACTTCTATCATCAACTTGTCGAATCCACCGTTCATGGACTTGGCATTAGATATTTTAGTCTCCATCTTTTCAACTTTGTCTAAAACAATTTTTAAAATTTCATCGCTCATTTTTGGTGCTCCTAAACAAAAAAGACCAGCACACAATGATACTGGTCTCTTATGATGTAACCGACTGTTCTAATTAGTCGCTAGACTTGCAAATTTATTCACCACCCTTCTGAAGAACAGCACAATTTGTTGTGAGAAGCGTCCCAGCCGCTGAAGCTGCATTACGCAACGCACATTTAACGGTCTTCGCAGGGTCAATAACGCCTGTTTCGACCAAGTTCTCGAACTTTTCAGACCGAACGTTGAACCCAACATTCTTTTCATGATCGTCGTGAGTAAGAGAACTAACCACAATGTCAGAAGATATTTCTGCATTCTTTAAAATTTGATTGATTGGAGCAAAGCAAGACTGTACTAAAGTTTGGGCACCTCGTAACTGGTCTTGGTTTGATGGCTCAATCTCTATATTGTTTGCAGCTTTCAGAAGAGCCGTGCCGCCGCCGGCGACGATGCCTTCTTCCTGGGCTGATCGAACAGCTTCCAAAGCATCTTCAACACGATGCTTCTTCTCTGTTACCTCAATTTCAGTAGCTCCGCCGATGCGGATAACTGCAACACCAGAAGACAATCTAGTGATACGCTCCTGAATACGCTCTGCTTCGTGTAGGCTCTCTGTCTGCTCAAGCTGAGCCTTGAGAAGTTCCATTCTCTTTTCCAACTCATCATAATCAGTCTGTCCATCAGCCACCGTGGTGTGGTGCTTGCTAGTCTCAATGCGTTTAGCATTGCCTAGGTTCTCAAGCTTTACATTCTTAAGCTGAATACCCGAGTCCTTACTGATTAGTGTGGCTCCTGTTACGAGGGCGAGGTCTTCGATAATACTTCTTCTTTCTTCCCCATATCTTGGAGCCTTGATGGCTGCGATCTTCATGCCGTTACGCATACGGTTGATGATGAGTGCAGCTAAAAGCTGACCCTCGATCTCTTCCGCTACAATGACGAATGGTCTGCCGTCACGGGCAACCACCTCAAGGATAGGCAGCATTTCTTCCACGTTATCAAGGGCTTCATCAGTGACGAGCACAAGGCAGTCACGATAATCAACTACGCCACGTCGCTCGTCAGTAACGAACTGGGGCGAGACATAGCCTCCCTCAAACTGGAAGCCTTCAGTTACATCCATAGATGTTTCCAAAGAGCGGCTCTCCTCGATGGTGATTGCACCGTCTTTACCAGCAGCATCAACTGCTGATGCGATAAGAGTCCCGATGGCTTCGTCGCCATTAGCAGACACGGTTGCAACATGTCGGATCTCTTCTTCGCTCGACACGGGCTGAGACATCTCTGTGATACGCTCGCAGATAGCATCAACCGCTAGATCAATCCCTCGCTTAACATCGATAGAAGAAGCCCCCGCAGCAATATGCTTATTAGCTGCCGTCAAGATAGCCCGAGCCAGGACAGTGCTGGTGGTGGTTCCATCGCCGCTGGTCTTCTCTGTTTCCAGAGCAGCTTGACGAAGGACCTCAACAGCAGCCTGCTCATAGTCATCATCTAATTCTACAACCCGAGCAACACTTACGCCGTCTTTAGTGATAACTGGATCAGCACCACGCTTGTAGAGGATTACATTTTGTCCCCTTGGTCCAAGCGTAGATGCTACAGCATCGGCGAGCTTGTTGGCTCCATTAAGTAACTTTTGTCGGATGTCATCTCCGAATAGGATATGATCTTTACTCATTTTATTTACTCTGTCCCTTCAACAGTGAGTACCTCGATCTCAAAGGTCAAGTCTTGACCAGCAAGTGGGTGGTTAAGGTCAGCGGTCACGGTTGTGTCGTTGATCTCCGTGAGCGTAGCGATCACCTGACCGTTTGGACCCTGCAAGGGGACAGTCATACCAGTCTCAAATAGGAAATCATCTGGGAAAACAGTCCGTTCAAGTGTAGTCACGGCTTCTGGGCTAGGCTGACCATAGGCGTCATCGCACTCGACAGTGAAAGTCTTCGTCTCGCCTGCCGTCATTCCCGTCAAGGCTGTTTCGAAACCAGCAATAAGATTACCCTGACCAGTCGTTGCAGTCATTGGCTCATTGCGATTGTAGGAACTATCAAATTCTGTTCCATCAGTTAGTGTGCCCTTGTAGTGAAAGGTCACGGTACTTCCGTTAGCTACGGTCGTCATTTCATTCTCCTCTTTCTTTAGGATAGGGCAGGTTTGCCCGCTTAGGATTATATTGTACAAACAAATTGCGTAAGTGTTTAGTTTCTTTTTTTGATCTGCCCAAAATATAGCAGTACTTGTGTTTTGAGGGCACGATTCGGCACTCGCAACTCTCTCGGTACAGCTTCTCTTGTTCCTTGACCTTCTCTTTCATTCCATAAGGCATCGTGTCCCATTTAGGAGTGTACTTACCTAGGTATTTTTTCCATTCCTCGTAGGGAATGCCTACTGCTTCAGCATAGCGTCGGTATTTAGATTTCTTGCGGAATTCTCGGTCGCTAAACCATCCCTTCTCAAGAGCGTTGGGATCCCGATACATCTTCACCGTGCCTGATGTTTGACCGAGATAGGTCCAGTTCAGTGCTTGGTAGATTGTTCCCAGTTCTTTGGCGAGTGGATCACTGTACGCTTCGAACATCCTGAAGTCAGTATTCTGGACCATCCACTTGCAGGCTCGGGATACAATCCACGACCCCAGGTTCTTTGGAGCCCAGCTAATTGATGCTCCTCTTGATACTAATTTTATGATGTCCCTGTTTTCTTTGCCGAGGGCAAAACTGAATGTGTTGGGTGTCGCCATCACAACCACGCCAGCCAGGACACCACTGTTCTTAAGTCGAGCAGTGAAGCGGTGGGTTGGTCGGTTGGGTAGGATCCCCAGGAACTCATGGCGTTCAATGAACGCTTTGATTTCAGCACACTGTGCCTTGGCGGTCTTATCAACATAGGCAAAGTCGAAGTCGTCAGTCCGTAGGTCTGCTGCCCACTGCTCGTCTTTCCCTATTTCTCGTAAGTCTTTTCTGCTGTTCCGAAGTCTTACTTCGTATTGCCAGCAGTGATTTTCTTTTAGATCTTTGAATCGTTCAAATGGATCGGCTCTCACAAGCCCTCGCTTTCTTGTGGTTCTAATTCCAGCCCTTCAGGCTCGGCTGGATCTTCTTGCGGCTGTTGGTTCATGGTAGCGAGCATCGCCTTGATACCACGGGGACCCTCAACTTCATCAAGAGTATAAGGACTTGGCGCAACATCTTTAGATCTAAACCTGGGAGTGACTCCGTAGGACCCACCGTAGTGTATAACTTTGTCTTCAGGGTCAGATGGTGAAGACCAGGTTTTATATATTTTTTCACCGGTTTCTTGATCGATTGTACCGTCTCGCCCTGCTGGACGGGGGCGCAACTCAACGGTTATTTCGCCATCAAAGTGTGGCACGGGGAGATTGGCTGGGTTAGCACCCATATAATAAAGCCCCTTTCCGCCGACTTGTATGTAATAGATTTTCTCAAAGGAGTACATCTTGTCAATGAATCCAGGTGGGGCTTTTCTTAATGGTAGCTTACCGAACCCAGCACTAGCTTTATTCTGAAGACCTGATTTTTTAGCGTCCTGATACTTTCTATACGTTGTCTGGAAACCCAAAGCTGTCTTGCCTGGAACAAAGGCTCCGTCCTCGTTTCTCCACTTAGAACTAGCGGGTCTAGCAGGGTCTATCAGTGCCGTCACCCAGGCTAGGATGTCATCTTCTTTTTCCTTCAAGATAGCACGGGTCGCAACCCATCCCTGCTCATCCATTTTTTCAGGGTTCGCAAGTCTAAACCGCTCGCCGTCAGGATTTCCTGGATAGTACCGGACTGTTCCTCCGCCCATCTGAGCGTTTGTGTTCTCCTTGACTTCCAAGTCATAGGGCTTGCCATCAATAATAAACTGACCGTCTGGTCCGTTACTATTGGCGTCAGCAACCAATATATTACCTACTATGCCAGCCGCAGAAAGACTGTCTATTATATCTTGTTCATACTTTATGATTTTGGCACTAGCGGGACCTTCTGTAATCAATTTCTCTACCTGCTGATCAATCATCTCGTTCAAGAACCCAAGGCTCTCGCTGATCTTCACAGTCATATCGGGAAGCATCTCTTGTTGTTTTTCTATTTCCCTCATCAACACTGGGGAGTGATGGTGTAGGTCTTCCTCTGTGTCTGGGCATCCGCAGCTTTCGACTGCTCCCTGGACATAATGCTCTGGACTTGTAGCACAATCGCCTGTTAGGAATAGGTTATCTATAAAGATACCCTGCTGATGGTCCGTCAGTGTGTCCCACTGCTGATAGTTTAGACCATTCATCTTCAGGCGGCGGTCGATCTCCTTAATCTTTTGGGAGAACTCTTCTCGAACAGGTCCGCTCCCGATTAGCATCTCGATCTGTTGTGGCTTTAATTGTCCGTGCATTTATAAATTCTTAAGTTCTTGTTGGATAAGGGTGCGGATAGAATCTAGGGATTCTTTGTTTACCTTCTTGGGAGATTCTTCGTCTTCGCAAGGGACGTGATCACACTTCTCGTCCTTGCCATCACCGTCGTCATATTTTCCTTTGACTTTAGGTTCGTCACGGTTTCCAGCATGGTCGCCGCCGCAGTGAGCTTCATCTGTACGCTCCATGGCTGCGTCATACTCTTCTTTAATGATTTCTGCTAACCGTTTCTTTGTAATTTTGTATTGGGACATTGTTTTTTCTCCGTTTAAAAGTTTGTAGCCTGTAGCCTAAGGCTTTCACCTACTTTAATCCATTTATTAAATAAGGATGCGGCATCCGAATCACCACCAGCAGCCTGGGTCAGTGTCTGGTCAACCACATCAAATGCTCCTTGGACCGCTGGAGCAAGATCTTTTAAATCAACTGTTGCGCCTGAGCTATGTGCTCGCTCCAGCGCAACCTGTGCCTTGCCGATAACCATAGCATAATCAGGGTCTCGTGCCGCATCGTTAAGCGCACCTTGCATAGCTTGATAAGTCGTATCATCCAGTTGGACGCCGCCTACCTCAACAGCAGCCTGCGCACTAGATGCCCCAAAGACTGAATATATAATTAAAGCTATCACCAACCCGTAAATAACCTTATAAAGGATGGGGTGCTTTTCCTTAAATTTATCTATAGCGGCGAAGATCTTGCTAGCATATTTGGCGAACTTTTGACCGCCGGCCTGAGCCAACTGCATGGCTTTTAGGACCATATCTAAATAAAAGTTATTTACTTTCTGCCAAGCTGCTTTAACTTTGTCGCCTAATTCTCCAGCAATCTTGCCGGCCTTGTTGTAACCCTGAGCGACCAGATCTAACAAACCCTCTTCTAGAAGTTGACGCTCGCCATATTCAAAAGATCTCTCAAATAGTACATAAGCCTGGGCTGGAGTCGCCTTGCCGGTGCGGACATCCTCTACTAAATTATTAAAATTTAACCTGCGAGTAACGCCGAGGCGCTCATATATTAATTGCCCTGAGGGCTCTTGGTCCGCAAACTTCCGCCAAGTTTCCATGATTAGTTTATGTTTCATTTTGTGTTTCCTAGGAAAGGTTTAATATAAATAGTCACTTATCTGTGTGTTTTCTTAACTCTTGTTCAGTTACTAGTGTATATGAAAATGAATTTCCGTATAGGGCTGATGAATTTTTACACAATTCCATAAACTCTTTGTAGTCTTCAATCTTCTGGAAGACCTGGCAGCCAGCACTCCATCTATTGACCAAGTACGATTGAGTGTAGGGGTTGCTACGATGAATGTTAATCCCAAAGTATCCTTCGTTGACGAGCTTTAGCTGCTGATAATCTATGACCTCATCTTTGTTATTATCTCGCCAAACCTTTACTGGTTTGCGTTGGACAAGGGCTTCGTAGTTATTCTGGTGCTTGCCTAGTTTCCAAGTGCCTCGGTATTGTCCTGGGACGAGAACGGCAGTGCCTTTAGGGTTGATAGGATGCTTGAGCCAGTGCTCGCCTGGGTCTGTTGTGATCGGGTAGATCTTACAGACTTCTTTAAGGCCTTCGCTTTTATATAATACAACCATAAAATCATCAAATTTATTTGTTCCGGCATTGTCCCTGCGTATCCCTATTAAGTTTAAATTAAATTTCTTGTTGCCGTCAAAAAAGGTGTAACCTTCTTTATTCATCAGGCTCCGAAGGTTGCGAGTATTGATCAGCTTCTCTAGTGGAGCTTTCTTTTTGGTAATGGGCAATTTCATCTGGGCGGTGGAACTCGCCAAGAGGTTGAGAATTATTTTCAGAAAGTTCATCTATTGCATCTCCAGTTCGCTTGTGCCCATTATACCTATATAGTAGCTCGCCATCCTCAAGCTTTAAATCCGCCATGCCCAACTTATAGTAAGTAAGGGCGACCAAGTAAGCGTGAAGGTCAAATTTGGGCTCTATTGCTTTCTCTCTTATCCAGGCGACAGCACGATACCCAAAGAAGGCTCGTTCTGCATTAATAATATTACTATCTTCTGGGAAGGTTATGAATCCTTCTTTTATCAAAAGCTCTTTGATGCTTTGCATCGGTCAGCCTTTCTTAATTTTGTTTTTTCTTTTCTAGTTCGCCCTGAATCCAGGCTTGACCCAATGGGTTTTCTACAGGAGAATCCACAAAGCTATTAAGGCTCTTGATGACCTCTTGGGGTGGTGGTCCATAGACCGAGTTCTCAACTATGGCGAAGTTATCTCCGAATAGTTCTTTAAATCTTTCTTTGTTATCTTGTACGTTCTGCCAGATGCTTTCAACAATCTCTGGTCCAAGGGTGCGGTCACGCTTGGCGTCACGCTCAATAGCTACTGGTAAAGATGTGTCTACAAAAAGCATGTAAGTGTCGTAGCCCATAGCCTCGGCAAGACTCTTCTCTCTGACCATCTTGTCGTATTTACCGCCGGTGCCGTCGATCAACATCCCAAGGCGACCTTCTTCAAAGTAGCCTCTTAGTTTTTTTAGTTTACCCTTGGCTATGCTACGAGCGGATTCTGGCTCATCGCCAGATTGAACTATATCCCACAGTTCATCGCTTGGTAAATCTGAAATATCCTGAAGGTCCTTTGGGTTGATCCCTAGCTTTCCTAGCTCTCGCTCAAAGAAGCGATCGGAATTAACATACTTAAGTCCGTTGGCTCCAATGAAGCTCGCATTTTCAAAGAATGGTTTGGCGTTGGCTGTACGAACACCGAAGACCACATCAGCTAGATAGGACTTGCCGCTCCCAGGACCGCCGGCTGTAAAGACAGCCTTAAGGATCCCTGGATCATATACACCCTCTTGGATTACTTTAGGAGCACACAAGATAGACGAATGCCGCCGTTCCGTGATAACCTGGCGAACTAATTGTCGCAAGTTGGCAGAAGACAGCGGCTTCGTCATTTAAAGAACCTCTCTGTGATTAGTTCTTTTTAAGTAGGCGTTCTACGACACGAGCAAGAACAGCTTCGGTAAGAGCTTCATCATCGACTACTTCGAGTTCGAGATCTTCGTCAGAACGGTTGTAGGCATCACGCATAGATGGATCTTCGTCACGCATTTCGGCGTCGGCGTCGAGTTCCATTTCCATTTCTGGCTCTTCGCCAGCAGGCTCGGCGTCCATTTCCATCTCTTCGCCGCCGGCTTCGCCTTCGACTTCGATCTCGACACCAGTCTCAGCAGAGATAGCATCTACGACAGCTTGTACGATATTTTCTACAGCTTCTTGCTCCTCTGGTGATGCTTCTGGTTCAGCGTCCATTTCCATTTCTGGCTCGTCACCAGCAGGCTCAGCGTCCATTTCCATTTCTGCTGCTTCTACTTCTTCCTCTTCTTCTTCGAGGGTATCGATGAAGTTTTCGGTTAAAGCAGGCATGTTAGCTAGCTTGCCCCAGCGGCGGATAACGTTCTCATTGATTAGCTTTGAAGCTTTCTTAGTCATTTTAATTCACTCCTTGTTATGTACGACGCCAGAGGCAATCATTATAAATAGTTTAGTATATTGGAAAAGGAACTATTCATCTTCCAATTCTTTAATTACTCCCATATCCTTAAGTTTCTTGAAGGCTCCGTGCTCAATTTGGCTGACCCTCGGGAAGCTTACACCCATTCTATCAGCAACTTCTCGCAAGCTTAAGCCCGTTGGGAATTTTCTTGCACAGACCATTGCACAGTTTAGATCACCTTCGAAGTCCATCCAGTTGCGACACTGGGTTTGGTCGCACTCTACTTCCCATTTCTCATGGACCTCGAAGCATTTTGGCTCGGCTCCGTACTGTGTCTCCTCTAGGGATGGAGTGCTGTTAATTTCATCTTGTTGTTCTCTGCCGTCTTTACGATAAAACATTTTATTTCTTCCGTCCATTCTGGGAAGTGAGGATGTGGGTGCCGCTCTCGATAGTGCCGGCTGAAGTCTGTCGTGCCCACTCTGCTTTGTGTGTGAGTTCGGTGATTGTTCGGGCACCGGTGTAAGATAGCCCGCTACGAATACCGCCTTCAAGATCGGCAAGGATATCCGCAACACTGCCCTTATAAGGAATGTATGAAGCAACTCCTTCTGGGGTTGATGACTTGTTCCGCCAATCCATCTGGGCATCTTTGGACGCCATCCCTCGGTACTCTTTCATTCGGCTGCCGTCGGGCAGTGAGATAACTTGACCTGGGCTTTCCTCGGTTCCAGCCAACAATGAGCCGCACATTACGAAGTCTGCACCGGCTGCTAAAGCTTTAACAATATCTCCCGAGGTTTTGATACCGCCGTCGGCGATGATTTTGACGTCCCTGTCCGTCCTCGCACAGTCGAAGATCGTTTGGAGACCGGGTAAACCGTGCCCTGTGACAATCCGAGTAGAACAAATGGAGCCGCCACCAATGTTGCACCGTACAGCATTAGCTCCCCAATCAGCAACATCGTTAACACCCTCCAGAGTACAGACGTTTCCAGCAATAATATAAATATCATCGCCGAATGCTTTCCGCAATTCCTGAAGAGCGTTTTTCATCATAATATGATGTCCGTGTGCTACATCTACGCAAAGTACGTTTGCCCCAAGGGCAACGACAGTTGTGGCTCGCTCTAAATAATCTCCAGTCACACCGATAGCAGCGGCGACCATAGGATCAACAGTGATGTTGCTGATAGCAGCGGCTGCAAGTGATACTAGGCGTCCTTGTTCGACGATGCTATTATACCTATGGATGACTGCAAGTCCTCCGGCTTTCGCCATCGCCACAGCCATATCAACTTCAGACACGGTGTCCATCGGTGACGCCATAATGGGTAATTGTAACGCCGATGTCACATTAAGAGCGTTTGAAATATCTACTTCGCTCCGGCTCGTGATATCACTGTACTGAGGTACAAGCAACATATCATCATAGGTGACCGCTTCTTTAAACTTCATTCTCTTCTCTCCATTCCTCTAGGATCTTATCTGCGATAGGACGCCAGTACCACATTAACTTTAATGATTCAGAGTATCCAGCGTTTTTAGAAATAATATTCTCTTGTCCGATTGTTCTTAGCTCTTGCTCGATGTCGATCTCAAAGCAGTACTTGCTGCTCTTCTTCACCCAAGCACGGGCTTCCTCTTCCGTATTCTCAAGTAGCTTCTTCTGCTTCCTGTTCAGTAGCATCTTGTTCCTCCACAAGCTTGCTGGCTTTCTCTAGGCAGGCAGGGCAGAAAAGACGAACCTGTTGCTCTTCATTGCGAACAACCACTTTCCAAGACATATGAGCTTCACGAGTCTTTGGAAAGTCCTCCCCACAAGTGTTACATGCTTTGGGCAATCGGTCAAACATATTCATCTGATTACGCATCTTTTGATCTTGCTCTTGGGCTTGCTTCTTTTCATTCTTTTTCTTTGCTGCCCGCTTAAGCTGCTTCTTGTGTTTCTTATTTGTCACTTGGAAGTCCTTCCCTTAGCTTGCGATGTACGCTATCTACAAATTCTCGGTCATCTGGGGGGGCAGCATTACCATACTTCTGTTCATAGTATTTCATCTTTGCGTACCAAGTAATGATCTCTCGGTATTCCTCTAGGGTCAAACTCATTAGGCTTCCTTACGCTACTACTTCGAATGGTTCGGTGCGATAATCATATACCCACTCTGGGATCTTGTCAACTGGATAACGCAAGCGAGGCTTCGAAGCGTAGAACTTGCGGTAAGCTACGACAGGATTGCTGGAGCGGAACTCGTCAGGCATAGCAAGACGAAG